TGAAGCGGAAGCCGGGCCGCCGCGTCGCCGGGCCTTGCACCAGCGGGACGAAGTTCCGCAGCACGCGACAGGCGGTGTAGTACCACTGCAAATCGGCGCGCGCGCCCAACAGCCCCGACACTTCGCCGCCGTTGAATCCTGCCAGCAATGGGGTTGCGCGCGGCATGGCCTAGAACCGCGACGCCAGGAATTCCGACGCCTCCAAGGTGTCGGCGTAGTCCTCCATTGCCGACATGGTGCGGGCGTTCGCCACCACGCGCTGATATTTGCGCTCCAGCTCGGCCATGAGGTCGGCGGCGCCCGTGATGCGCCGGCACGTCGCGGTCGCCAGGCGGAAGCTCACGGCGTCCACCAGGCTCGAATCCCACTGCCCGATATCCTGCAAGTCGGTGACGATGGTCACGCGCAACGGCGCGCCCGCGTCGGTGAGAATCTTCCGCCCCTGCACGGTGAACTCGGGCACGTCGGACGGCGTGCCGACGCGCCACACGCGCAAGCAATCCGCCGGCAAGGTGAATTGCCGGGCGAACTCGAACGGCGGCACGTCCACGTCGGCCGGCAACAGCATGCGGCGTAGCGCGCATTTCCAGCCATGCGCGCGCAGCTCGGCCTTGCGTACCCGTTCCCACTGCGCGCTCAAGGCGCGTTGCCGGCTGTTGTTCTCGTTTGGCTCGCTCAACAGGTCGCTACCAAGCTCGGTCAGCGCGCCGTTGTAGATGCTGAGTAGGTCGGCCATGGAAAGGTCGGCCGGCGCGGGGAGTAACGCGCCGGCCGGTCCCCCTAGTCGAGCACGTAAGGCTGATAGACCAGTATGCCGCCGGCACCGGGCAGGGCCGCCGCCGCGACGGTGCAGAACCACAGCTCATCGGCCGCCAGCGGCACGCCGATATTTGCCACGATGTCGTTGTACGTCGGCACGCCCGACGCGTTCATGATTCGCGCCGTGCCGTACTTGGCGACGGCGCCTGTGATGCCGAGCGACAGGGTAGCCGCCGCGCCGAGCGCGCCAACGGGCAGGATCAGCCCGCCAGGCATCGGCGTCATTCCGGCGCGCATGGTGAAACACAACAGCCGGTCGGCGATCTGCGGCGCCGCCGCCCATGTGATGCGCGCCAGCATGGAACGGACGCGCCCGGCTTGCTGGTACGCCTTGAGCATTGCCGGCTGAGCGAGCGCGGCGTTTGTCGTGATGTCGGATTGGAAGTCAGGCATTGGCGATTCTCCTGCTGCGTTGCACAGGGCAACCGCGCTCGCGCGCGCCGCCCTCGATGGGCGGTCACGGCTCGGTGCAGAGGACTTCCCCTACGGACTTTTCCTGCATGCGCGTCGCGCCAAGGTCCATGGCGGCGTAGACCTGCGTGGCGTTGCGCTTGTCGCGGCGCGGCCCGACGTCGGTCACGATGTCGCGCGCGATGCCGAGCAACAGCCCCGACTTGCGCCAGAACGGACAGCGGCGCTCGGTCGCCACCTTCGGCAACCGCTCGGTACGAATGAACACGAAGCCCATGTACTTCGTGATCTTGCCTTCCATCAGGGCTTGGACTTCCACGAAGTCGGTGGATGTGGCCTTGGCGTCGTTCAACAGGTTGGAAACCTGCACGGCGCTACAAGCCATGTACCAAGTCTCGTCCTCGTCGTTCTCGTTCTTCGCCAGCATTTCCTTTGCGGCGATCATCTTGGCGACGGTCAGCCCCGACGCCGCCGCCGCAACGGTCATGGTGGCGTCGAACGGCACGCCTACGGAACCGTCCTCGCCCGTGTAGGCGGTGCCGAACGCGGCGCCGATGATTTCGTCGTCAATCGCCCGGTTGAGGGCTTTGCCCGACGCCTCGCTGTACGGGTTGCTGAAATCGGTCAGGCACCTGAGTTGGTCCTGTTGGTCGATCAAATCGGCGTCGTCGTAGCTGACGAGATTCAGCCGGCGGCGCCCGTGCGGCGTGTCGGTGATGACGGTATCGCCGTGCCGGGTCTGGGTCTTTTGCGCCACCCGGATTCCGATTTGGTCGAAATAGTGGGCTTTCCCCACCAGCCCCGATTCCACGCGCACGCAGTCGCGAAACCGGGACTTCTGCTGCTGTACCAGCCACTCCACGCCCGCGCGATAGCCTTGCACCATCGCCGTTGTGATCTGCTGCGACATGACGGCCTCTCCGAGTCCACGGCACGCGCCCTCGGGCGTCGTGCCTTGCGTTTCCGTTCGCTTGTGGGTGTCGGCGGCTGCCCGGCTAAGCCGGACCGTTCCTTGCGCGATGGGCTGCGCCGGGCCGGGTGCTTTGTCGCCCTGTCAAGCCGGACGCTCGCGCGCTACCCGGCGGCTGTCGTGGTCGGCGTCTACTCGCCGCGCCGCACTAGCTGGTCTTGCGGGTTAATCACTTCCAGCAAATGCAGGCGGCGGGAATTCAGCGCGCCATACTCCGGGTGCTGCTTGTTCCTGAGAATGGCAACCTTGGCTTGATCGGTGGTCATGGCGTTGTACTCGCGCTTCGCCGCGTCGGGCGTCAGCACGCCAAAGTCCGGCATGCGCGCGCCGTCGGGGAGCGCGCCGCGCTCTGCCACCATTTCGCCCACCTTCGCAAAGGCGCGGATCAGCGCCGGGTGATTGCCGAGCACGGAACCGTCGGCGAGCGCGATTTGCGCGACGCCCGCGTGCTGCTCGCCGAGCACCCAACGCCACACCTTGTCGGCGGTCTGTAATTTTTGGTCGTAGCCCAAGCCCCATTCGGTGCGTAGGTCGGCCTCGGCGGCGTCGTGCGTCTGTTTCTGCCGCGCCTGGAAGTCGCCCCACTCGGTCGCCTGGTTGTTGGCGTATGCGGTCAACAGCTCGTTGACCTGGCGATTGTTCAGCCCGGCCTTGTGCATCGCCCCGAGCATGCCGGCTTGAACCTTGTCCTGCCACGGCATGCCGGCCGGCGGCTTGAATCCGTTCAAGTCGTATTCTTCGGGCTTCGCCGGTCGCCCGAGCTTGGCGTACACCTTGTCCCAATCCTCGGGCGTGGCGTCCTTGCCGGGTAGCGGCACCTTGTCGGCGCCGATGACCTTCTGGACTTCGGCGTGCTCGCGCGCCAGGTCCTCCACGCCCTTCATGCGGCCGAATAGCGGGTTTGCTCGGTAGCCCTCGGGCAACCACGCCAGGTCGGCGCCATTCGCCGCCGCCGGGGGTGCGCCCGGCGACGGCGCCGCGCCGGGTGCTGCGGGTGCGCCCGGTGCGGGAGCTGGCGCGGCTGGTGCGGCTGGTGCTGCGCCTGGTGCTGGCCCGCCGCCGGCCTCGGCGGCGAACCTGAATAGGTCGCGCCTATGCGTCGTCATGTTCCACCATCGCCTCCGCGCTCATGGCGCGCTGAATCAGCACCCGCTCGGGGATGTACAGGTATCCGGCAATCCGCAAGATCACGCGGTGCATGCCGATTCTGATGTAGGTCTGCTGCATGCCGTCCGGCCCGAAGCTCGCTAGCTCGCGGCCCATGCCGGCGAACTGAATCAGGTCGTCCAGCACGCGCCCGCCGGCCTCGGTGCCGAACGCCGTCCCGTAGTCGTAGCGGTTCTGCCGGGCGCGGCTGCTGAGTCCGAGATTCATCACGCCGCCCTCTGCGGGAACGGCACCACGTTTCCGGCCGGGGCGCCTTCGCCTGGCACGATGCCGGCGGCCTTCGCCGCGCCGGCCATGTTCTGCGCCGCCTCGCCGCCAGTCGCGGCAATCTCGGCCATTTGCTGCGCCTGCTGCATCTGCTGCGCCTGCGCCTCGGCTTGCGCGCGCTGCTGCCGCATGGCGCCTACCGCCTTCGGGTCGCGGCGGATTTCCGCCGGCATGGCGAGGCGATCGGCAATTACCCGCGCCATGGCGTCAAAGTCCACGTTGTCCTTGACGCTCGGGTCAACCTGCATGATCGGTCCCATAAGCTCGTTGTACTGCGCGATGGCGCGGACGTCGGCGATGCGCTGGCCCTTGGCGGCGGCGCTCTCGTACTCGACTCGCACGTCCTGTCCGCGAAGCTGCGGCGGCGGCTCGCCAAACCATCCGTTGCGGAACATCACGCCGAAGGTGCGGTCAATCAGCGGGCCAAGAAATTCGAGCTGTAGCCGGTTGGTGAACGGCGCGAGCACGGTGTTGCGTTCTTCCTCAAGCGCCAGGATGTGCGTTGCCGGCATGCGCGGCTCGCGCGGCAGGCTGAGTAGATTCCGGTAGTAGGCGTCCGCGATGCGCGAGCGCACGCCCGCCATGAAGCTCTCGCCCAAGTCGAGCCGCACGCCGCTGTCCAGCGGGCGAACCGGCGAACCGGCGCCTTGCATGAACTCGCCGCGAACGTAGGTCAGTCCGCCGTTGACCAGCTTCACCGGGCCTAGCACGCCGTCGTCGGCGACTAGCAGCGACGGGTTAAGCGCCTTCTCCGCGCCGGAAATCTGCGCCTTCATGGCGCGTTGCAACATCTTCACGTCGGCCAGCGCCTTGACGCCCGGCCCGCGCCCGTAGACTTCGCCGGCCCGCGTCGCCCAACGCGGCGTCACGTAGGGGAATTCCGAGTAGCCGCGCCACTCCAGCATCACGGCGGGATCTTCAAGAATGAACGCCGACGCCCACGGCGCTTTTCCATTGATGACGCGCGGGCGCTCGCTCGGCTCCAGCTCGTCCGCCGGCCAAACGCAATGCCAAATCCCAAAGCCCTTGTCCATGTCGCCGTCGCTGATGCACTTCCGCACCACGTCGGGCACGGTGTCCGGCCAGCTCGCGGCGATCTGCCGCGCCGTCATGGATGGGTTGCGGTAGACGGTATCCACGGCGCCGTCGGCGTTCTCGGCCAGAAAGCACTCGGCCAGCGGGCGCGCCTGGTACACCGGGCGGCCCATGTTCTCGGCGATGTACAGGCAGCCCGTGCCGAAGTCGGTCACTTCGCCCAGCACGGCGTCGGCGACAACCGGGAAGCGCGCGCCGGGCCGCTCGAAATGCATCCGCATTTCTTCGGCGGCGTGCTCCAGCCACAGCGCCGAATCCCGGTCGCGGTTGCCGCCCTGCACGGCGAGCGAGAACCAACGCGTTCCCGGATTCATCAGCCGGCCGAACACGGCGGACACCAGCACGTCGGATGCGCTCTCGCCCGAGCTGTCGAGAATCGCCTGACGGTTCTTGGTGCCGGCGACGTCTTGCGCGCCCGTGCCGCCCGTCGCCTTCTGCGCGAGCGGCCGAATGAACATCCTGATTTCGTCCCAATGGGCATTGAACACGTTGCGCGCCGTCTGTAGCGCGCGCGCCCGGTGCAACAGCTCTTGCACCATGTCCTCGCGGCCTAGCCCCTTGCTGGCCTTCTTTTCCGGTTTGTAGTCGTCGTCCGCCACGGCGCGGTCAGCCGCCCATCAGCACGCGCCGCGCGATGGGCGCGGCGGACGTGTCGCCGAGCGCGCCCGACAAGATGGTGGATTGTCGCCCGGTGCGGCGGCGGACTTCGGCCTCGGCCTCGGCGCGCTTCGCCTCTACCGTCGGCGAGTCACGCGCCAGCACCGGCTCGGCGGCGACGGGGGCCACCTGGCCCGGCGGCGGCGGCGTGGGCGGCGGCGCGGGGATGATGACGGGCGGGGGCGGCGGCGGCGGCGAGCTGAACATTCCCCCCATGGTCGTTCCCCCCTAGAAGCGTCGGCACTAAGCCGGCGGCGCGTGCAAGCCATATGCTCGCGCCAGGCGGGTCGGGGGTGGCAACGGCGCTCAAGTACCCTTTCCGATTTCGTTCCCGGCGGCGCGCGCGTGCTAGTGCCGTGCGCGAGCATCCGAGCATGTGCGCTACCATCTTCCACGGCATGCCGGCGCGGCGCAGAATTTTTGCGGCGGCAAGGTCGAGCGGCAGGCGGGCCACGGCGGCTAATCCATTTCCGCGACGTCGGGCCGGTCGCGCTCGCGCTCCTTGCGGTCGCGGCCCATCACTTGGTCCAGCGCGCCGTCGCCGAGTTCCACGTACTGCGCGGCGTCGTGAACATGGCTGAACTGATTTTTTTCCGGCTCGTCGGCGTAGCGCTCGCCGCTCACATGCATGCGCCGATACCGATAGCCGCTGTTGAATCCCTTCCGCAGCACCTTGCACGTCGGCGACAGCAACAGCCCCGGCTTACCGTCAATCAGCCGCGTCAGGTTGTGGCGCATCGCCTCTAGCCGGGCCTCCATGCCGTTACCGCCGGGTGCCGGGCGCCAGCGAATTTTCGTCTTTACCCCGATGATCTGCGACCACGTGAGTTCGTCGTGGTCGCCTTTGAAGTGCGCCGACGGATCGCACCAGGCGGCTATTTCCATGTCGCGGTATTCGTCGCGCGCCAGAAGCCGGTTGATTTCGCGGGCGAAGCTCTCGGCGCCCATGTCGTGACACACCAGCTCGTCAAGGTAGCGGCGCTGCCCGTCCGGCATGGTCTGCGTCACGACAAGGGCCGGCGTGCGGCCGGCGTCGGCGCCGAGTTTCAGCGGCAAGCCGCGAACCGGCGTCAGCCTGTCGCCCGCCACGTGCAAGGCGTCGTTGTACTGCCCATAGACCGGCTTGCCCTCGCGCGAATACCCGAACTCGTTGCGGACCATGCGCCGCACGTACCACTCGTCTTTGCCGGCGCACTGATTCGCGTAGTAGCCGGGGACAAGGTTGGCGCGGTTCTCGGCTTGCGGTGACAGCCCGGAGGGCTGGCGGAAAAACGCCCAGCCCGGCGGCAGGTTCTCCACGAATAGGTCGTAAATCCATGAGTCGGTGTCGGGCGCGTTGCAGTCGAGCGAAACGCCGTACCAGCTCGGGCCGCCATCGGCCATGGCGGGATATCGCCCGGCGCGGCCGGTGCAGTAGTCGAGAACCGACTTGGGCAACAGGTCGGCCTCGGTCAAATAGAAGTGGGTTTCTTCAAAGCCGCGTAGCACGTCCTCGACTCTGTGCTCGCCGATGGCGACGAAGCGCACGCGCAGCTCCAGGCGCGTCTTGTCCGGCAGGTCCAGGCTTAGCTCATGCGTCGGCGGCACGTTCGCCGTCCAGCGCCCGAGCGTCGGCGGGAACCAATGCAACCACGTCGGAATCGTGGTGCTCCACAGGTTGGGATAGGAATCGCGAACCACGGTGAAGCCGTAGCGGCGCACGCCGTCGCGCGGGCTGGGGCGCTGCGCCATGCCCCGGTACACCGCGTCCACCAGCGCGGCCGACGTCTTGCCGCTGCCGATTGGTCCCATGATAAGGCGCACATTCGCGGCCGAGCGCATGAAGGCGAGGGCCACAGGGCCGGGCGCGCGATAGCCGGCTTGGAACGCGCCGACGGCGGACGTGCCGAGCGCGGCGGCCGGGCCAGCGGGCGGCGAGCTGGGCGGCGGGGTCGTGATTGTGGTTGACGGCACTGCATCGGCCACCTTCCCCCGCACCTGAAAAAATCCTGACGCACGAAAAAATGCGCGCCGCTGGGGGGCTGTGACCGGGCGCGCGAGGCTGGGGGGGCACCCCCACCTTTGGCCTAGGCGGATCGGCCTAGCTCGAACGGCCCGGCCTACGCCTCCTTGCCTACGCGCAACCGGCATGCCCGCCGCCGCACCGCGACGGGCAACCGCCCCTTACCCGGCTCGGCTTAGCGCCTCTCGCGCCATCCGTGCCGCCTTCGCTGCCGAGCGCTTGAGCGGCGGCTGTGTGTGCTCGGCGCAGTGGTCCGCCCATTTCAGGCACTCGCGCAACGCCGCCGCCAGCTCCTTCTCAAGCGCCGTCATGCTCGCATCGCCGCCTTGACTCGCTGCGCCGTGGCGAGCGCGACGCCGCCCGCCGCCGCCGCCTGCCGCAAGCTGGCACCCGACGCCAGCGCCGAGCGCACGGCGTCGCGGCCCGCCGCCTTCGGCCCGCCGCCCACCCGGCCCGCCGCCTTGGCCCGCGCCAGGCCAGCGCGCACGCGGTCGCGGATCATCGCCGCCTCGAACTCGGCGAATACGCCGAGCATCTGGAACATGGCGTTCCCGCTCGGCGTGCTGGTGTCGAGCGCTTGCCGATGCAAGTACAGGTCACAGCCGACGCCGCGCAGCTCGCCGAGCGAGCCGAGCAAGTCTTGGAGCGAACGGCCAAGCCGGTCCACGCTCCACGCCGCCAGCACGTCGAACTCGCGGCGCGCCGCGCCCTTCAAGGCGGCGTCCAGCGCCGGCCGCTTGTCGCGGCCCTTGGTGCCGCTCACGCCCTCGTCGCGGTACTCGGCCACTACCTGCCAGCCGGCGCGCTCGGCGTGCTGCCGCAGCTCGGCTAGCTGGTTCTCCACGGTCTGCCCGTCGGTGCTGACTCGGACGTAGATTGCAACGCGCTTCATGGTGCCCTCGGGATAGGTTAGTACCTGTCCCGTTTGTCCCATATCGCCGTATCGGAAACAAGTGTATTCGATACAGGACAGCCATGCATCCGTAACCCCTGCAAACACGGGCTTTCCGCCGCGCATATCCGGCAGGGTTTCCGATACAGCCGTCACGGCGGCCCGCCTTGGCCCTCGCCGCCGTCCGGCGCGTCCTGCCCCTGCATGATGACGCCGATTTGCAAGCCCCCGCCGTCGCTGTTGCCGTCGTAGCTCTCGCCTTGCTGGTCCAGCGGCACCAGCACCACGGGAACAACGCCCTTGCCCTCGATATGCAGGGCCAGCGGCAGCTTTTGGTGTAGGTAGGGCGCGAGCGCTATGGCGGCTTTCTGCTGCTCTTGGAACGCCTCAAGCTTGGTACAGCCCAGCTCGCGCGCCAGCTCTTGCACCGGCCGGTGATACGTCTCGGCCAGCGCCACCAGCGGCGAGGCGTAGCGCGCCAGGATCAGCTTTACCCATTGCTCGGTTCGCCGGTTCAAGGTGCCGGGAGGACGGCCCGGCCCGCGCCTGGCAAGCCCCGGCGCCTCCAACAGCTCCAATTGCTCGGCTTCCTGCGGCGTTTGCTCGTTCGCCTCGAACACTTCCATTCGCTGCGCGATGGCGCCGTCTACACCGTCCGACCTAGCCATGTTCCCACCTTGTTCATAGGACAATGGTACTACACCATCCGGCCGAACTCGCGCCGCCGCCGGCCGGGCGCTCCTGTGCCCCACCCATTCCGGCCCTTTTCGAGCAACGCGCGAGTATAAGTACCGAACATATTGATATCGCGAGCATATATGCTCGGCATGTTTACACGCGTCTGACACATCCGACGGATTGAAGGTATGTCGACTCGCGCGCGCGCGCTCCGCGCGCGCCTGAGTCGTTGTGCTTTCGATCCGTCGGATGTGTCAGACGCGTGTAAACATGGCGGACAGTCCGCACGCCGCCGCGCAGTCCAGATAGACGGTGCAAACATGCAGTCCAGCCGGATCACAGCTTAAGCCCGATGCCGGTAAAACCCCGGTTGCCGGTCGAGCTGCGCCGCTCGCGCAAGCCCAGCTCGGGCCGCCGGGTCAACGCCTGAATGAAGCCCTTTTCGCTGCCGGCCAGCTCGCCGCGCAACAGCTTCCAAGACTTCCACGCCGCGAATAGCTGGCTGCTGCCCGACCACAGCCGGTCGTCCAGCACCCGGCCACGGTCGCGTTGCTCGCGCATCAGCACCTTTGCGAGCGCGTCGGCGGCCTCGCCGGTCACGCACTCGTCCGTGAGGAACTGGCCCAGCACGTCCTCGCCCTCGATGTAATCATCAGTCGCGGCGCGGACTTCGGGCGGCTTGCACAAGCCCTCCGCATACCAGCGGTGGGCGCCTTCTATGAACCTGTCGAGTATCGCCGGGGCTTCCTTCCACAGCGCGTCGGACAGCCCTTCGTCGCGCTCGGCCTCGGGAATGGTCGTGGCGTAGGGCACCAGCAACAGCCGGCGGCGCATCGCCTCGTCGGTGCTCGATAGCCGGGGCTTGAAGTTGCCGACGATGTTTAGCTTTAGCTGCGGCTCGAACTCGAATTCATCCTTCCGCATGAACCGCGCCACCACGCGGTCGCCGCCGGTCAACAGCTTGATCCGCGATTCCGCCAGGCGGCGGCCTTGCTCGGTTTCGTTCGCCACCACAAAGCGCTTGCCGGCGAGGCGCGCTATCTCGGTCGGGTGCGCCTCGTTCTGCGTGAAGGTGAAGGCTTCAATCCGCGCGCTGATGCCGTAATCGCCCCATATCCTGAGCTGGGTTGTCAGCATGACGGACTTGCCGTTGCTGCCGGTGCCGTGGTGGATGGCGAAAGAGTGCTCGCGCGTGTGTCCGGTGAGGCAATAGCCGCCCCACATATCCAAGAACTCGCGAACCGCTGCGCTCGGATGAATGCGGCGCATGAAGGCGTCCCATCTTGGGCACGCGCTCGGCTCGCCTGGCGGCGTCGGCGCAACCGCCGTGACCATGGTCATATAGTCGTCGCGCCGCGCCGGCCGCAGCTCGCCCGTCCGCAAGTCCACCACGCCGCGCGGCGTGTTCAACAGGTTGGCGTCACGGTCGAACTGATCCGGCGTCATGTTGACTTCGGCGTGGTAGGTGCGCGCCAGCGCCAGCACGGCGGCGACTTTCTTGTGGCTGGCGCGCTCGGCTTGCGCCTTGTTGGTGTCGGCCTTGTCGCCGAGTTCTTCGCACAGCCGGCGCACCCAATCCTCCACCCGGTGCGTCCAGTCCTCGCGCCAGCGAATCGTGTCCCATACGTACCAAGCCTTGAATTTCTTGAGGTAGCGCACGTCCTCGCCGAACCTGGCGATAAACAGATTCGCCACGCCGATATCGTGCGCCTCCACGACGTCGGCCGAACGCGCGCCGCGCCCGCCGCCGCCGCGCTCGCCGACGCGTTGCCGGTGCTCGGCGAGCTGGTGAACCGTCGCGCTCGCCGGCTGCGTCGCCTCGCCCTCGCTCGCGCTCGCCGGCTGCGCGGCCGGCGCCGCCGCCGGTTCGCTCTCGTTCGCCGGCTGCGCGGCCGGTGCGACAAACGCCATGCCGATAGTGCTGGGCAGCTCGTCGTCGTCTGGCGTGTCGGGCATGTGCTTTTCCCCCTGCCGAGCTGGCTACGCCTCGGCGTGGTCCTGCCGCATGTCGCGCAACGCGGCGCGGGCGATCTTCCGCAACGCCTTCTCGGCGGCGTCGCATCGCCGCCGGGTCTGATCCAGCTCGGACAGCGCGCCGCCCAGCTTGTGCTCGGCGCGCTCGCGCACGCGCGCCACCCTGGCGCACTGCTCGGCGATGGTGGCGTGCAGCTCCTTCATGCTCGCGCCTCGCCGCGCCGCCGCTCGGCGACGCGCTCGGCTATCTGTGCCCAATCCTTGAACCGGGCCGGCGGCCGGATGATCTGCACAACGCGCCCGTCGTCGCGGAAGTGCTGCGCGGCGGCCTCCACGTCCGCCGCCGCCTTGCTGCCCGGCGCGTCGTTCTGCCCGGCAATGCGAACGCTGGTGATGTGCGGCGGGAAGTCGAGCCGCGCCATATTGCCGAGCGATACCGCCGACACGACACACGCTGTCGGCACGGCCAGCGCCACGGCTAGCGCGTCCTCGATGCCTTCGCTCACGATGACGTCGCCGCCGGGCGCGCCGTCGCGGATCGGCCGCGCGCTCGCGCCGCGCCAAATCTGGATGATGCCGCCGGCATACCGGCTATAGGTTTTCTTCGGCTCGGCGACGGGCGCTTTGCGCCACACGCCGTCGAGCTGGGCAAGCCACGTCCGATGCACGGTCAGCGGCGTTCCGGTGCGCGCGTCCGTCACCAGCGCGAGCATTGCCGGGAAGCGCTGCGACGTGCCGGCGGCCCGGTCGCGGTAGGTGAGCGAGGGGTGGAAGCGAAGCGCGCCCGGCTGTCGGGGTAGCTGCCGCAGCTCCAGCCCGCGCTCGGCCAGATACAGCTCAACCGGCGTGCCGGCGATCTTCTGCTGTGCCGACGTGAACAACGCCACGGCGCGCCGCTTGGCCTCGGCGGCGGCGGCGCGGCGCCGCGCGTCGGCCTTGTCGTTCTCCACCCGGCGCTCGGCGTTGCGCTGGCGCAGCTCGGCCGGGTCCACGTGCTCCAGCCCTAGCCAGTCTTTCGCCCACGCCACGGTGTCGGCCGCCTCCAGCCCGTGAACGTAGGCAATCAGGCTGAGCATGTCCCGGCCGGCGCGGCCGGTCTTGCCGTGGAT